TGTTGCCAGTTACGTCTGTTGGTGTTACGTAAGCGTCTGTTGTGTTGATTGTCTTAAAAGGGCCATTTTTGGTTTCCACATACGAGAATGTCCAATTGGTTGGCGCTAATCTTTTTAATTTGCCAATCGGCATTGTCCTAGATCCGCAGGCGATAAACATGATATCGTTAATCTGCTTCACGCTCAATCCAAATGTGCCGTCGGCATTAGTAAGCATAGAGGATGTATATGGGGTGATTACCTCATAGGGAGATCCTCCAGATAGCAATTGTCCACGATTTGTATAAAACCTAATATAGAGATGTCCAAATTCTAAGACATATGCTTGTGATGCGGACGCAACAAACGGAACAAGCCACACGCGATCATTCGAGTTTTTGACCTCTGAGACAAATTCTGTTCCTGTCCTCTTGATAGCTGCACCCTGCACAGCAAATTTAAAATTTTCCGTATGGCGCAAACCATTCGCATATTTGGCGAGATCAGGACGACCTTCTAAAAGGGGAGATAATTCTCCCGCATTAAAGGATGTTAACGATTGTATGGTCTTGAGCATCAGAGCCTCGCCATAACATAGCTACTCTCCAACATATTAACAGGAGCACGAATAATAGCGTTTTGTTTGCGCGCATCGCTTAATTCCGAATTATACCAATCATCCACTCCAGCACGATCTTGCTTTAAACGATAACATAAGTCTCTAGCGATAGCTGCTGCCATAACACGAGCAAATAAAGGATGGAATAATCCAGGATCTTTAACATCAACAACATATCGTATTTTTAGAGGAGCAGCAAAATTAGTTAGAATTTGACGACCTTCTATCATATAAGCTGCATCGTTTTTCTCTTGATATAATGGCGCGCCATATCTATTAGAATAGTCATTGATTTGTATGATCGTTAAACAATCTACCGGCAATTCAAATTGATTGGCATACCCCCAGGATGGCTTCGCAGCTAGAGCTGGCAATGTTGCTCTAGTGGATGCAAATGCCCAGAATTGCTTGGAAAGTTCCGCAACGCGCACCTTATCAAAAAGAAAAGCACAATCAGAAGCCTGCGGATCAGAAAAAGAAGAGATGCGATTAGCACCCAACCATGTGAGTGCTAAATTGCATATGTCGACCTGTGAAAACATGGGATGTCCCCATTAAATAGACGTTACGAATGGAACCCTAGCAAATGCATACCTAAGCCACCCTGCCCATTGGGAGAGTTTATAATAGTTGCATACACAACAGCCTTTTGGTAGGGACATTCTGAAATGGATTTAGCTGATGGATATAAGATTCTCCACAATGCTTGACCATCTTTTTGCATTGGGTAGCCAATAAAACTAATTGCACTAACGCGCACGTTGAGCGTCGAAAGAGAGAAGCTCGCAGTGAAAAAACTATCATGAATGGGGGCATACCCATCTCTATAAGGCGCGCAAAGTCCAATCTTAATGGACCCGGGTCCCATTGGTGAATTGCTCACATAAAGATTAAATAAAGATATTGTTAATGGAACCTGAAACATATATATTGGAGATCCGGCCGAATGTGTGCTCTCTAATGTTATTGTGGAGCACGTGTATCCTGCTGGGCTATGCCCATATGGATGTTTGTTGTCCAAGACTCCCTTCTCAATATTTTCAATAAGATCTGATTTAATTATAGAAACAGGCACTGTTTATACCCCCCCGATTAAACATAATACTCTGGATATGCTATAACAGAGCCTTGCCCAACATTGTTATTGTTGGTTAGTTTGTATGTGAGCTGAACATGCGAAACACCGCATTCGTTGGGATGTTGATGGGTGGGCCACAACGCTTTCCATAGGGGTAGATTGTCTTTGGCTACTCCCCATATAGAATTAAAAATAATGTTTACACGATCTTGCGCGAAAGAATATGTTCCATTTAAAAATATATCTCCTATATATTCTCCACCGTCTTTGGGCATGTGATAAATCAACATTTGCACAGAGCATGGGCTTATGCCGCCAGAGAAAACCGTCACTCTGAATCTCTTCAAAATGCAAGTCACCGGCACATAAAACATAGGGCACAAAGACCCAGGAGAATCCGTTGGAATGAAATACGAAAGGCCAGTGGGACCACCCCATACCTCATAAAACATCTGAGCGTCACTGTTCGTTACGCTCGCTTTTGTGATACTCTCAAACGTTTTACTCATACGAACGACAACTGGCATATTGGAGATCCTTATATCTTCTTCTGAGCCTCAAAAGTCTCTAAATAACTCTCTATCTCACTTAGGGCATCTATCACCATATTGAGATAATAACTTCTTCCTGCGGCGCTCACCGTCGAAAGAGAGCCGTAGTCGACAAACAACTGAATAGGATCTCCGGCCGGAAACGTCGCCGTCCCATCACTGTCAACAATCTCGTTATATTTGTATCCAGACTTCATAGAATAGCGACGTATAGACATGGTAACCTCCTGCTAGTTGAAAAAGTCTGCTATCATATTAAAAGAAACAGAAGCGGACGCGGTTGTTGTGAGGGTAGCGATCACGGCGACGTGAGTCACAGGGACTTCTGCTGCGTAATGAAGCGTTGGGTACAGCAACTTCCATAACGGTTTACCATCTTTGGCCGCCGTATAGACAGACTGGGACAACACATTAGAGCGAGAAAGGCTAGTGACAATATTGAAGCCAGTGTTAAAAAAACCCGCATCTAATACGGTACCCAAGGGACTAGTTTGGTTGAGCTTAAACTCAGCTAATCCAAAATCAACTGTACCAGTCCCAGTAAATCCGGTCATAGTTGTTACCATTAACTCCTTGACGATACAACTGACTGGCAATGGGACCAACAATACCACACTACCCACCGCGTCAGTCGCCTCAAACTTAGCCTCGCCAGATGGAACGCCAAGGACAGGGCGACCGACAATGCGAGAGTCTGCTTTTTTGTCCACAAACTGTTGGATTGTGTCGCTATTTCGAATAACTACAGGCATATAAAACGCTCCTAAGATGATATAAGATGCTAACCCTCAACCTTGCAGAGTATTTCTCCACAAAACACTTCGTTTGTTCTGCCGAACCCAAGCAAGCTCTCCACATAGAGCCCCTTGGCGCGACCAGCAACTTCTGTGAGGTCTTTGATTTGGACATCTAAAGGAACCCACTCACATGCCGCCATACCACGTTTAACCCAATATGGACATTTTACGATTTTTGTGGCTCCATCCATATAGGTTGGGAGATCTTCATATGGCAAGAATGTCCAGCCCATATAACTAATAGGCGTTCCAAATCCAGAGAGTTTAGATTGGTCGCGGTAATAGTTCATGTTTTTAAAATCTGGAGACATTAAGATCTGATTCAATTGCTGCGTCGTAACGGCTACGAAGATTTCTTCATGGGCCCCAACCTCATTACGCCCTAAGAGTTCTTTAGAGCGATATAGCTTCATGGCGCTCATGCCGATCGGATCACTAGATCCATAATTTACCGCAACTGTGTTGCTTGTGCTAAATGGGATTTGATTTGTTGTCGAGAAATATAGGTTACCTTCTTCGATGTTCCCATAAAACGCCTCTAAAAACTTAACGTCCTTATAACGCTGGATCTTAGCTTTTAGATCGTTCACAACATCCATGTCGATGTTGCCTGGACCATAATTCCTGGTAATAGTGAGGTTGATCTCCACCTCATCGTAACCCCAGCTGGGCTTCATAGAGCGCACCAGATTGTTCATCGGGCTTCTCTCGATAGGCTGAGACTGAGACACGACCTCTTTCACCGTATCGGACTTAAGGAACCTTTTGATAAAAACATATTGAGCCGCACCGCCAGGAGGGGCTGGGTGCATTGTACAGGCCGGCATAAAAACTGATTGTACTCTCTGCGGATCTGAGGTTAACGCGTCTGTATAATTAATTTTAAAGAGTTCTGGATCGTAGTTTGAGTCGCCTCCGGACATTCTTTATTCTCCTATAACAACCAACAAAAGTATACAATATAATTGTACGAGATGTTGTGCGTTCCAATAGGGTAGTTCATTGATTGCCTGTGTCTTCTTGGGTGCCTTGTCTAGAAGGGTGCGTCCAGAGACTTGAGAACAATGTAATGGGCCTGATATCCTCGCGTGAGGATGGCTGCACATCTTTAGTATATACCATTTTTTAGGTTTGTGGGATTTTTTAAGAAAATTATTTCAGCACGGTCTGAGCCTATAGCCCAAACCATGCCTGTCTACATATTCTTATCGTGCGCTTAAGATCTTTTTGTTTAGCTCAACAATCTCTTGCACGTGTTTGTCAAACCCATCTGCCATAAGCTGTTGCTTCCTAGCTAAAAGAGCTTGCTTGGTTGTTGCTGTTCCGTGCGTCACGACCAACTTTCTATCCTCTGACATAGAGCCGACCTTTTGGAATATGTCCAATGCGCGCGCACCAAATTGGTCAATCAACGTGTCTCTTACTGATTCACGCTCTAATTGCGTCATATTCGGCATAAGGTCCTGTAATCCATACTCAACTGTTTTTTCAGACACTTCACGATTGATGCCCTGTGATTTTCTCCACTGGTCTATAACCGTCTGTCTGTTCTCTTTCGCTTGCTCTAAAAATTGCTCTTGCAGCTTATTGTTGTATTCATTGAACGTCTGAGCGATCTTCTCTGCCGCTGACTTCGGAACTCCGGCTTCATGGAAAACAGATCTCATAGCTGAAGAGAACTCAATATCCATTGGAGACGCATCTTCCGCTACGCCAAAATTATATTCATCCGCGACTTTTGGAACCCCCAACCGCTCTCTAAAGGCCGAAACCTCTTCTTCTGGAGAGTTCTCGTCAGGGATTGCGACAAGCTTCCCAGCCCTCTCTCCTCCAAGTTTTTTAGCAAGACCTAATGCAGTTTTTGCCAGATCATTCGCGTTCCCAAGCTTCTTGTTTTTTATCCACTCTAACGCAGACTCATCTGTTATGTCCGAATACCATAGTTTTGCACCTTCTGGTGTGTTGAGATCACCATCTGGGAGAGCCGCGAAAGACTCTATTGAATTCTCAGCGACGCTTGGTTGTGAAGTCGCTGCTGTAGGTGGGACTGGTTGTGAATTTGTGACTGACATAATAACTCCTAAGAAGAGGAACTTACAATCTCATCCGCCTGATTCTTGTTCACGCGTGAGATTCTAGATATTATATAATAGAAAACCTCTTGTCTGCCAATATTTGCAGCTGTAACATGCATATCCGCCACACCCGCAGGCTTCGAGATCGAAAGAGGGCTTTGCCCTATCTTACAATACCGTTTGAGATCCTCTACAATCACTTGAGCAGAAAACTCTCTTGCGCAAAACATCTCATTGTAATGCATCGATATCTCTTCTTGGGTAATATCATTGAGATTGATCTTTTCTGTTGGCGGCCGCTTTCCATCAAAATGATACTCACTCATAGCGTGTTACATCTCCGGGAACAAATTAGGGGCAACAGATGCTCCAGAACCTGTAAGTGCTTGAGCCTGCGCAAAATCTTTAGCAGATCCGGCGAGGGCGGGCACTGCTTGTAACAATTGTTGCGCCTGCTGTTGAGACACTTGCTCTTGCTCTTTCGCCTGCACCTCCTCTTCGGACAACAGAACATCTTCTGGCATCCCGCTTGATCTTGCGATAAACTCTGCAGCTTTAACAAAATCAAATTTCTTAGCAATATCAGGCTGTACCTGCATGAGTGGCGTGATAGCTTGGAATGTTTGCAACATAGAAGAGGCCACACCAGCATCTCTGGCGAGATTGAGGGGAGAGGAATATTCAATCACAAATTCAGCAGCATCATGCCCTTTGCGAGTTTGCTCGACAAAATAATCAACGACAGCAGGTGTTGGCTCTGGTATTAGTGTATATGTTCCCCTATCCATCTCTTGTAATAGTTCAATCTCTCTGCGAATCATTGGCCCCAATAAGTCAGACTGAACGCGCCCCAAGATCGGTTCTAATAATTGTCCTTTTTCTTGAGCCCTTTGCATCACTTCCGTTGCTGTAGCAACAGGAGCATCAACAAGCACACGAAAAAGATTAACGAAAAATCCATCGTTGATAATCTCTCTCTCTGTATTAAGCAGATTCTCCGTGAGGGCTGGCTGCGTTGGGAGTACGATTGGTCGAATCAACTCTTCTCCACGGTCGTTCATATAGCCAAAGTTAACCGCACCTGGCATATATGAATATGCTTTGTCTGGAGCAGAATCAGATGCGATCAACATAGGAGCCGCAGACAACTCTCCTGCTCGCATTAGCGTGAGTTTCATGCGATTGGCACTTTTGATGGTTCTTAGAAGATCCATTCCGCGACCACGCCCATATGTTTCCTGCGCAAATGTTGTATCTCTAATAATAGAGAATGGGAAAGAATTAAACCCTGATTCATATAGAATATTTCTTGTGTCATATTCTATATACACAGATGAATATTTGAATCTATCAATCCCTAAAGATTCTGGGTTATATTCTAAGCTTGTAGGGTGAACACAATGCAAGATCGATATTTTTTCCAGAAGCTTCTTAGCGTCGTATAGAGCCTTTACTTTTCCGGATATGTTTTCCTCCCCAAACATCTCAACGATCTGGAAGACCGTCATTTGATATTTCCTGTGAAGTATGTTTATCTTAGAGTAATTGTCTTCTGTGAAATAACATTGCGCAATCGGAATAGCTTTGTAGCATAAAGCGTTAGCATCTTTGTTTGCTTGTGTGAATAGCACTGCATTTCCAAAAGCACCTAGCTCTAAGAAAATTTTGCTTACCGTATGCATAAAACCAGCAGAAGGTCTATATCTATGGAAAAACAAAGAATCGTTGAATTTGTCTAAATATTCTACAATCTCTTTAGAGTCAGATACTTTGTGATCCGGTATGCTAAGACGGTGATATTTCTGACCTGCCGGCATCGTCATAGATATCACTGAAGAAGCAAACTTGTTAAGGGCTAATGTAGCCGTGTCATCTACAATATATTCATCATTACGAGACCCGTCTGTTTTTGTTGGAGGTGTTGTGGATGAGAACCCTCCCGCATTCGGCAATAAATAACGGGACACATCCTCCCAATAAGAAGACCATGTTGATCTCTCAGTCTCTAGTGTGGATTGAAGATCAAGGTAATACCTTATGGTATCTTGAGATGTGTTTCTTTGTTTGTGCTCTCCATATTCTCTCAAAGCACTATCCTCTTACACATTGGAAGGAGGCTGTAACGCCCGTAAATGTTCCTGTGTTGATTCGGCAAAGACCTGCCCCCGCCCAGAATCTAAAAAAACCAGGGCCTGCAGTCGTGATTGATAAGGGAATTGTTCCTGGCCATTGGCAGATTGGAGCCCAGACACCATCATTGCTAAACTCTAACGTCATTGTTCCTGTTCCAGCGGATGCCTTAATACATAAAAGCCCCTCACCACCCGGATAAGACACAGGCGTCCCGGCACCAGTTCCATTGGTCATCAAATTTTTATAAATAGATTCTGTAAATTCCATAAGCTATTGTCCTAAAAGTTTATTAGAAGCTGATGCCACCACACTAGATACAGGAGCATTGACCAATCTAGTTCCAGCACGACCAGATTTCTTCGCATTGAGTCTCATCTTTGCGTCAGCAGTCATATCCGTATCCTCCAGAGATGGTGGAGGAGGGTTAATAATGACAGGAGGTTGAGCTGGTGTTTTTGGTCGTAAAAATCCCATAGTAATTATATTCCCCTAACCACTTAACCTAATAGTTTTTTCCGCCAGCGCCTGGCGCTGAGTTGCCGAAAGAGTTCAAATTAAATCCCATACCATCACCATATCTTTCCAAGGCAAAGCTGAGGGTTTCGGGCATTGCGCTTCTGTCCAAGAACGTCAGCGCCTCCACCACCACCTAAAAGCATATATTCAGCAGCTTCACACACGTGTGAATATATATTTTTGTCTGGAGCATCTCGGTAACGCTCATCCCCCACAATCTTAACTCTACTATATTTAAAACCTCCTGACAAGCCCTTTCGCAAATGATTGCATCTTTTATTCACCAGAAAGCCTGGCTCTCCATCAATGATTCTCGTCATCGGTCTAACCATAGATTCTCTACGCAGCAAAGAATCGTTGTGACCTGGAGCTGGCTCAACGTTAAAACCAGCACTCTTCATGATATCAAAAACAGTTCTTTCGTCTGATCCTCTAATGCCTCCAGACGGATCTCCAACGATGCGTGCGATCTTTAAATTTGAGTATAAAAGATTGATATGACGCTTTAATTCTTCTGCGAAGCGCACGATTCCCATATCCTCAGTGGCCACCTCAGACAAGATTCTCCATTGCCCGTTAGGCATGATTTGCCCACATGTGGCAGCTGGTGTGAGTCCCCAATCACATCCAATATAAATTGGAAGATGATCTAATGGAGACAAATCTCTTGAGTGTAAATCATCCCTATATTCTGGGTAGACCGGCCTTCCATCCATAACAAAGCCATAGAGCCCATGGACGTATACATTGATCCATTGCTCGTCTTTACCGGCCATGCATTTTTGATAATAGCCTGGAGGCAAATTAGGGACATTCTCTGCCTCACGGGACATTCCGCTAGGTTGAGAAAAAAACTCAAATAATTTCTGACTGGGTCCCAACACACGCTCTCCCTGTGCGTTCGGATGCCTCAACGATTCCTGAAGATCGTCCATTTGTCGTATGAGGTTCCTGTTTTTTTCTGTGGATAAGTCTCTTTCTGCGAGCGCATACCACCAGTGATCTGAATCTGGAGGGTTTGTGTCGAGTAACATTTGTGGGTTTGTGCATGTTGTGCTACCCTCACGCCTTGGATAGCGCCCTAAGCGGCCTGTAATGGCGTCTATGACAGCCTTTGGCAGCTCTCGTGCCTCATTCACCCAGCAGTCTGAAATCTCGAGTGAGAGAACTTTTTTGATATCATCTGGCCTATCAATCGCTAAGAAAATAATTTCCCAATCTTCCTTTGTGTTATGGCTTACGTATCTGTGTGTTGGAGGGCCTGTATCTCTTGTATAACCCGCATCTCCCTTTAGTTCTTTTGGGATCCAAGCGTAAAATGTATTCATTGTGGTTGTTTTCAATTCTGGATATGTATTTCGTACGATTAAAGATCTTCTTCTGCGCCATCCATCTGGGGAACGTTCTTGATTTTTAAAGTTACAGATTAACTTAATTACTGACGCTACTGACTTTCCGGATCCTATCGGTCCTTTTATCCCGACAATAAAAGCATCAGACAATAAGTATTGGCTAATGATTCTCCCCGGAGCGTCGTAATTTACAACATGCATGTAAAAAATCACCGATGGAATGTTGGCGGAGTATTACAACATTCAATAAGTTGCCTCAGGGAGAATATAAGCGAAGAACATTCTCAATCTCTGATGCTGACTGATAACGCCGAAACAGAATACAGTTAGAAACCAAAGATGCTCTTCGCCTATAAGACATACTAGCACGTTCCATTTCAGATTGCAAGAAGATTCTTCGTCGGAAGGTCTCGATCTATCAACCTATCTTACTTTAGTGTGCTAGTTAAAAAAAGTGTCACACAGAACGATACGACATTGTCTTGGTCGTTTTAAAACAGCACGTTCCGTTTCAGATTGGATCTTGTCAAAAAAAAAAAAATATGATATGTTTTCCGAGGGTTGTTTCTTTATAGAGACGTGTCTTTTTCAGGGTTTTTCCATGTCGCAGAATAATTTACAGCACCTATCCGAAAGTGATGTATGCTATGGATATAGTGCTATTCTCTATATGGACTTTTTCGTGAAAAGAAGTAAGACATCTAAGCCGAAAGAGCTTAAGTCCTTGATAAACCAAGGAATTTGCGGTAACACAAGTCTCCTTAGATGTTTTAGGAGAGATATCCTAAAAAGCTCTAAATCATTGATAAAACATCAAATCTGCGGTAACACAAGTCTGCTTAGATGTTTTGAAAGGATCAAAAAAAAGGTAATTAACATTAAATAAGAAAGAAAGCTAAGGGTAAATTTATTTACTGTAGCGTGCTAGTTGAAAGAGCAGCGCGCGTGACCAATCGACATAGATGTTTGCAAAAAAAACATTCAAAACAATCTCACTTTTGTATTGACTGCACAGTTTTTATATGGCATTATTGAGCTATAGCTAACGAAGCATGTCTTTTTAAAAGGAGGAATGTAATGCTCGGATCTATATCTCGCAGGCTATCGCGCACAACGGGAGACGAACATTCCGCTTATGTGCCAATGTTAGATATGGGAAGATATGTCCATATTGATACAGCAAGATTAAGTAATGACGACCTGAAGAAAGCCGCGCAATGGGTATCTTCTTATAAGGCTACAGGACGAAGTGCTGTGGAAACAGTTAAAGTTTTGTTCCCTCTTCGCTGTGTGGCTATGGGATTAAAAAGGGACAAAGTGTGTTCTTTGCGCGCAGTGATACGTTTGATAAATGGAAGATTGCTGTGCGAAAGGATTTCAGATGAATTATTAGAAAGTGGTATCTTCGAAGCTCATAAATGCGTTGCTCCGATTGGATATATCTTTGAGAGATCTAATTTTCTTGCTGATGGGTTTAGTTTTTATGAGGCAGTATACTTCACTGGTCACATGCAGTTTTATAGGCATGATGCTCCGCCGTTCGTTGATATAAGAAATATTCGAGCGGGAGAGAATGTTGCCGAAGGGTATATTTATGGAGCATCTGTTCCTTCGCCGCATCCAGACTTTCTATCAAGATCAATAGATCAGATATCTGCTTTGTTTGTTTATGATCAAAGGGAATTAGAGGATGGAGAGAGGCGTATGGTGGAAAGGTTTAGAATATTATTGCCGACGATCAGAGAAAGGTTTATGGGGCAATAAATCGAAGGCGCTGTATGTCGTTCTGGCGTACGAAAAAGCTAGTTGGGCAGAGATGCCGGTGCGTTGTTTTGAGGACACAATGATATGAGTGATAAATTTTCTAGACCACCGCAGAAGTTGCGCAATATAGAGATTATTGGAGATTTCCATGGCGTTGGTGAGGTGCCATATCTGTTTATGATTGTTTCTGAAAATGGATATTCTCTCCAATGGTCTGAGGCTTTAGTCAATGAGATTGCGACTTTATGTCGTACGTCTGGATGGAAAGAAACTATGCACGCTCTACGAGCGTTGGATGATGAAATGTTTTCTATCATAAATGACATTACTTTTGTTGTTTATTTGTCTTTTTATGGTCATGAGGGTGGGCTGACAGATTTAAACTATCGAGCACACCAGTTGTATAAAGTTCTAACGTATGTGAACGCAGGCTGCGACGTGGTTCCTGATGAACTTAAGGATCTCCATGAGGTGTTCTGCGCGGGACTTCCGAAGAAGAAGGGGATACAGTGATGAAAGATGATCTAACTGCAAAGATGCATTTAAATGGAGCTCTTTTGGTTGTAAAGTTCGAAGATCCATGTACCTTTCAATGGAGCGAGGAATTAATGCTCCAACTACAGATGCTCTGTGAGAAAATTGGCATACCTTCATTGTTTAGTAAGCTAAAAGAGATGGATCCTAAAATATTTGACATAATGTATGGAGATACAATGGATGAGCAGTTGTGTATAGCTAACTTCTCTAATTATGATACTGCGCACGGTTTTATAGATTCAGCATATCGTTCGTGGCGGTTTTTGGAAATTTTAAAATATTTTAATCAGGCCCATGACGAGCCCAAAGATTTGATGTGGTTGATAGCGTATATTTTCTATCATTGGGAAACCGATATCCCATATCAAGAAACCAATGAAACATCTATGTCTATTTTTATGGAGAGAGAATACGATAAGCAGCACTGGCCAATAGAGTTTATTGTTAGGGGTGTGGTTGGTGATGGTAAGATGATGTTTAATTTGATTCAAGCTTTTTGGGAGAAACTAAAAAAAAAGAATGATTGAAGTGTTATGTTTGTTGACCATATATTCTTGTTTTTTTTGATGTGAGAGGTGTATTATGGAGTGGATGCAAATTGTTTTGGCGTGTATAGGGTTTGCGATCGTGGTTGTGTCTGTTTTTTTAAAAGTGAGATAGAGGTGATGTATGAGCATTATAAACGATTTTAACAGTTGTATTTGGTATGCATATGCAAAACAATATGGTGTGGGCGTATTGAAGGTTATGGACATTCCAAACCTTATAGCCCATGAGATAAGTAATGGAGGATTCTTAGAAAGATTTCGCGACACAAGTGGAACGAATTTAAATGATGTTGTTGATTATGTTATATCAGTTTTTGAGTATGATGCCAAACGAAACTGTGGGAGATATTTGCTAAAGGATCAAATTGAATTTGATGAGCATGGTGCTAAATTAATTATTAAAGATATGTATATGCTTGAACACATGTTTTCGGGGGCGTTATATAGTTTTGTTTGTAAGTGCTTATCATTGTATAATTTGTCGTCTTCCTATATGAGCGATTCTTATCGCGATGTGAGTGATATGTTATTTAACATTAGGATTGAGGCGCACTCGAACATTCATCGAGATATCTATAGAATTATTAGAAATCAATACGATAGAAATAGCAGTAGTTTATCGGTAAGCAGATGTATTGATTTGGTAAGAGTAGATAAAATTCTTCATACTATATGCGAAATAGTATCGGAATCATTTTACGATGATCAGCCTGTACTTATAAGTATATTCGTTTTACGTATGTTTATGGAGAACATAGGTTCCGGTGTTAATATATTAGACGTAAAGTCAGAATATGTTAATAATGGTATTGTTTATTATGGAACGCCTGAAATCCCAAGAGTAAGATGTTCGGATGATATGATGGATAAGTATCGTCAATCGTCGTTAAAGTTTATAGAGAAAATCAAAGAAAGATTTACAGAAAATTCCTTCGAGTATAACCCTGTCTATTTAGGGTCGTTTGATGATTTTGTCGCTGATTTAAAAAACGGAACATTCGAAGATGAGAAGTTAGGGGCGTATTCTATATACGGGTTGCGGCAGCTCGCTAGCGTTAATGCGTATACAGAGAAAGAGATTGTACCGCTGTTTTTGTCATATGTGCTGAAGGTTGACATGTTGAGGAAAGATAGAATGCACGTCGCAAAAAAATCATCGTATACAAATAATAAAGGAGAAATAACAGATCAAAAAAATTCTATGGAATATATGGTAAGCTTTAGAGGAAAGCGCTTTTCGATAGAGATTTTTTGTGACCTGCGTTATAGCAATGAAAACCCAAGAAAACCAAATGATATAACCGGAGTATCATTTCAAAGGAATCCTATTATAACGTATGATTGCGGTGTTAGTGAAGAGGTGTCTATTGGGATAGAGAATAGCTCTAATAGTGTAATGTGTAGTCAGTATGGCGTATTTTATAGTTTAAAAAAAATAATGTTTGTTCAGGAGGGTTTCTGTCCTTATGATTGGTAGAGCTGTAGCTATGTAATGTATTTTTTGTTTTGTTGGTAAGGAGTAAATTATGTTAATGAGTTTTTCTGTAAAATATTGGATGCAATGGGAGATGGTAAATATTTGTTTAAGATTGTTAGGGAAAGATCCAGAAAGCTCTTAGAGCATTACAAACAATGCTAGGTGTCTTTGGCAGCGCTGATTTGTCTGCTGATATGATATGATAGAGCGGCTCACTTCGAGCATTTACTACGAAAGGAGAACTTTATGTGTAACCCTGGAGATATATACGATCTGATTGAACGGAAAGAGGATTTAGAGAAGCTGAGAGATGATGTGCAAGCTTTAAGACAATCCGATTGTCATTATAACGTTACTGACACGATCCATCAGATAGAGTGTGCGCTAAAAGATGTTGTTTGTCAGATGGTTGAGTTGAGGATTAAGGTTCTGTCTAATAAGAAAAAGATTGATATTCCATTCCCAAAAATTATGAAAGATACAGACATCGGAGAGAAAAAAACGCCCAGCAAAATACAGGGAGAGATTCCACTCGCTGTAGAATGATATTTAAATCATAGATAAAAAACAGTTTACGCTTTTACGTTGTGTTATATTTTTGGTGATATTATATCCTTATCGCGTCTCTTGATGCGGTAAGGAGGAATTATGAATAACATAGATGATGTTTTGAGAGATGTATATGTTCGTGTGAAATATCTACGCGATTCTCTAGAATCCGTTGGTATGGTTTGTTTATCTGACCAATCTGTTGGTGATTGGAGCCAGAGGAAACAGATCTGTGTGAATGTCTCGAAAGCGCTAGAGTGTCTACACGGCGCCCAAGAGAATGTCGGTGTTCTATTGCGAGGTGATGATTATGTTAATTAGTGTGACATTTCAAAACTGGCCCTGCTTCCAAGAGAAGCAAACTTTTAATATGCTTTGCGGATCTTCTCACGGCCATAACGAGCGGTTATATAGATTCCCAAAGTTTTCCGCCAAAGTATCTCCATTAAAGATAGTACTACCATCTCATTATGGAGATATTTATAGAAAAAGAGCATTGGACTCTGTTTCTCAGTACAGCTTATATAGTTTATTTGTTACGTTGCACAACATTATCTCAAAAGGCAAAATAGATAATGATATGATTGTTCCTGTAGAGGTTACTCTTGTTTTTTGTACAAGAGGAATATGGTATGAATATAATGTCATATTTAACCATTCGGGAATCATCTCGGAAGGGCTTATGATGGAATACGGCGCGTATAGAGATGCGGTATTTTCTAGGGAAGGGAGAAACATTGCTAGCTTGCGAGTATCTGATCAACTGATTCAAGAGCCATATTCGTTCAAAATAAAACAAGCTATCTTATCACTTGGAGATAATCAGGATATCCCGGCAATCAATCTTTTATTCTCTATTGGCGTTCTTGGTCATATTAGAGATTGGTTCTATGGATGGAGATTCGTGAGGCACGAGATTCCTGACATGCGCAATACTACGCTCGCCTTCGTTTCAGAGATGTATGATCATTGCGATATGGAACCGGCGCATAATGGTATAAACAATTACCTGTATTCTTTCTATAAAGATACACACAGACAGGTTGTTGGCTTTACGCAAAATGATCAGTTCTTAGACAGGTTGCTTTTAAGGACTGATGAAATGTATATTTGTGGATATAAAAATGTTAGAGACAGAGGCGCAGACCTAATCCCAGTGTCTTCATTCAAAGATGCTAAAGGTATTGCAAATCTTAGGAGGCTCTATCAAGGTGGAAGATTTTAAAATGAAGTACTTTCTTATTGCTATGATCTGTGTTATAATCCTGCTAGCTTGTATTGTCTACGAGCTGTATGTGATCCAATCTATTGTGTTTGAGATTAATCATCACGCAATTATTTCGCAGTAGCAAGAGGTGTATATGTCTGGCAGTATCAATAGGGCTCAGTTGTTAGGTTTTGTTGGAAAGGATCCGGAAATCAAAGTACGAGAGAATGGTGACAAAATAGCAAAATTCTCATTAGCAACCACTGAGTCTTGGAGGAATAAGCAGGGAGAGTGGCAAGAGAAAACAGAATGGCATTATGTGGCCATATATAACCCCAAATACGCAGAATATGTGTCTCACAACGTGAAGAAAGGGACAAAAATATATATTGAGGGACAGATACAACACAGGGAATATGTCGGTCAAGACGGTCAGGCCAGGAGATCCCATGAGATCGTCGTTGGACAGCCTCATTCTAAGCTCTTAATTGTTGAGCATCATAAATCCTCGCCCGACACACAGACGTCTGTCCAGAACGATCAGGCGAAAGAATATGCGCATCAACGTGCCTTAGATAAATTTTCTATGAACCGACAGCGCCATCCTATCGATGACAGCGTTCCCTTTTAAGGAGAATAGGATGAGTATGTTAAGATGGTGGGGATGGTTTAAAAAGCATAATGCACACATAGAAACGGACAAATGGTATTGTTGCGTTATAATAGATTCGTCGGCATGGCCGATTAAGGTATCTCGGTTAGCAGGACCATATGAAAGTAAAAAAGATATGGTCAAGCATTATTTTTATAGGGGATACCTATCAGACAATGAGGTGGAAAAGTTTCTTTCCATTCAACTGAATAAAGATCACAAGCTAAGAATTTGGAATGAATCTACGACGCATTTTCTAAAAGATGATGTCTATGTAGAGGCTGATGGTGACGAAAGCAATCTAATTGTAGCCGCCATATAGGACCTATTGACAGACATATCTTCTAAACATACAATATGGAAAGGTTGTATCTTTTTATGGAGGTTATATGACAGATTTTAATTTTAGGAATGAACTGATCAAGGAATATGTACGAAGCAGAAATTTCTCACCCAAAGAGCTGCACGATTATATAAGGGAGTTGGAATCTCATTTTGAGGCGGAAGATGAGGTTGTGGAATTTGTACCTCAAGACCCTCCGATCCCAATCGAGGAAACAGTACATGATGATTATATTGTATCTCTAGAGGATGGAAAGCACTACAAAGTTCTAAAGCGTCATCTAAGGAAGCATGGCTTGACCCCTGCGGCTTATCGCTTAAAGTGGGGTCTTCCTTATGATTATCCTATGGTATGCAAATCATACTCAAAGGTGCGATCAGACATGGCTTTGAAGTTTGAAATCGGGAAACATAAGCGTCCATCTAAGCAAGAAGTGTTAACCACGAATAATGACGGTCTATGAAAATGATCGTTCTGTATGATGTTTTTTGTTGACATGGCCATATAATGGATGATATTAATAACAAGCCGACAGAAAGAGGGGCGAAGAGAGAGCCACCAAAGATTCCTAAATATATAGGAGATGGAGGAACTCTCATTCCTAGCGTTCATGAACGTTATGGATTCACATCTCAGGACGGGAGCGAACATTTGCCGACTGACGAAAGCAAGAAACTCGCATATCAATATTCTCTCGCAGGGATGTCGGAGAAACGGATAGCAGAAGTATTCAACCTTTCGTTGCCTTTGTTTAAAGAGCATTATGCTGCCGATGTGAAAGCAGGGGCAGCACATGCTCTGGCAGAAGTAATGTTGTCTCTACACAAAGAGGCGACAGGACCAAACTGCAATGTAAAGGCAGCTAATGTGTATCTAAATGTTATTACTAAAACTTCCGCGTGGAAAGAAGACAATGAGGCTGCTTCTGTTTCATCAGGTGGGTTTGAATGTAACATCAATATCACAAAGTCGGATTAATTTATTTTTTTTAGAGGTGATGTATGCGTATAAATGATCTTACAAAAACAATACTATATACTGTATTTGGCTTGATATACTCATCTGCTGTGTGCAATATTCTTTTGCTGGGAGCGGCTATTCTGATTTGCAGATAACCACTAGGGGAGATGTGTATGTATAAAAGCTTTAAGCAATGGTTGAAGATATGGACGTCAGTGGGTTTGTTTTACTATTTAATGAAGACGGCCGTTTATACCGCTATGGGATTTTGCCAATTGTAGAGGTGGTATGTGCGCATAAGTTTGTTATATAATGATTTTTTTAAAGCATGTGGCTATTGGTTTTTACGCAATATAGACATCCCAAACACTGAGATTAAAACACCAATCGCATCAGCTTCATTGTGATCGGTGATATATGGAATATAAGAGGATATTTTTTGAACGATATCCTCTTTTTTTGCGTTACCTTTCCCGCAGACAGCTAGTTTAATTGACTGGACAGGAATGCCTTGATATGGAATGCCACGCTCCTCACACCATCCTGTAAGATGTGCTAGGAATCCTCCATATATGTGAGCTGCATCGACACCAAGATGTCTACGAACTTCCTCAAAATACACCTGTCTCACATCGCCAAGCTCCCACATATCTTCTAGCCATCTTCTGAATCTCAAGAAGCGCATTCCACCACCTTCGAAGCGACTAGGCTTAAAACTAATATATCCGCTGGAGAGGTTCCCATTCCCGTCCAGAAGCGCCCATCCAAGCGTTGTGCCAAAATCTATCCCTAAACATCCTGACATGCTGTTTCTCCATTCATATACACCCACACTTTCCGACCTTTAACCGAGATTTGCCTATGCTCGAAGCCTCTCTTTTTTAAAAGCTGGCTAACGCGCAATTGATCTTTCCTGGTTATCTTAGCTAATGGTATGCCTACCTTCACGGACAAGAACTCTGAAACCTTGATAGGTTCCTGAGATTGTTCGAGGTACGTGTCAAGCAACTCCTCAAATGGATCTTGATCGCGATAAGAATCGACATGCTCTCTACATAAATCCCTCTGAGAATTGTTTTCGATATGCCACGATTCTCCCAGCTCATAACAATGCAAAGCTTCCGCCAACAATAATGCTCTATCATACCTCAGTTTGCGAATATTGATATCATGAACTTCAACAGGCCAAAAGCGACGATTCTCCTCGTTGTTCATGAACGTCTTATTGTCTGTTGTCCCTGCGATTACCGAGGTCCGATCCACAGAAATCGTACTTCTCCCATAGGCTGGCCTGAAAACATCTTTCTGCGTTGTGAGAAAAGACTTAACAGACGTACTCCTAGAGTTCATCAACGAATCGAGCTCATCAGAAACAACGATCCAATGACCTATGATTGTTTGTCTTGCATCCTTACATTCAACATTAGGCAGATTGGGTAGATACCATTCTCCGCCAATGATTTCAAACAAGGTAGATTTACCTAAGCCTTCTCTTCCGTAGAGCACCAACATATGATCGACTTTGCATCCAGGTTTCATAGCGCGAGCGATAGCGCTAACTAACCATTTCTTGCCAATCATACGCGTATAGGCGTTATCTTCAGCGCCAGCATAATCTGATAACCATGTATCCAATCTATGGACTCCATCCCAGACGAGAGATTTTAAATGCTCCTGGAGAGGATTCACTCGATTCTCCTCTGCCATTTGACAAATGATCTTATGGATCCAAAATGGAGGAGGTGTTTTTTTTAGGATTGGGTCTATGTGCTTATATAACACAGCATCCGAACTCTCCGTCCATTCTCCTTTTTTAATGCCGATATGATCGTCAGATTCCATACATTCGATTCGCCGAGACATTTCATTGTATGCGATCTTTCCATAAAGCATATTGTTGAGAATGATTTCAACGTTTTTGTAGACGCATAGCGGTTTCCCACGATCTAATTCCAGATGCGCCATCCATGGAATAGTGCGAGGATCAATGGCAGTGGTTTCTTTGGGCGCATCATTCGGATCTATACGACTTTGTATGAAATCCAAAAACTCTTTCTCTGACGTGAATCGCATATCCGCTGCATCAGATTTTTCTTGAAGTCCGGATGTGTCTAAAATTTGCACGTGTGAGACATGCTCTAATAAGATTTGCCTCAGCTTGACCATAGCTTTGTGGCCTGCTGTATCTGCGTCTGGCCAAAGGACGATTCGCTTGCGTGAATAGATGGGCGACCAATCTACTTTATGGACGGCTCCAGATCCGCCTGGCCAAGATATTACGACAAACTTATTCCCGGCGAACACACGAGCCGCATCTGCTGCTTTCTCGCCCTCCACGATCATAATGGCCGAATCGGGATTGCTATTGAGCAGCTCCAATCCATACATAGGTCGTGGGTCTGGCCATTGGCTTGATACCCATCCAAATTGTGTGAATCTCCAAGGCCTATAGGTTTTGCGAATCGCACCCTTATCGTCGGCTTGTTCATATCTCGCAACATGTCCTATAAGATTGCCATGGATATCATAATAGTCCCAAATGCGTTTAGGGCGGCCTGAGACTGAGTGTATACAGGCATATGGGCTATGAGCTATGAGAGTCTCCAACGCCTTCTCTCGTTGATATGTGAGGTTTTCTGGAGCACGATTCCTTGGAATCTCTAACCCGATCTGATCCATGAGAGCTTTGGCGGCCTCATATTGACCAACGCGATTGATAGCCGCATATAAAGAGACTAGATCTCTCCCGCCTCTCTGGTCGTCTCCAAAGTCTTTCCAGAGTCCTGATTTTAAATTAATAGATAAAGATCGACCAGGATCACCCTCTAGACTACCGACTTTATATTCATCCCCATAGATTTTGCCATTTGGCAGCCACGACAACACAAAGTGATGAGACCTCGCCAATATGCTTTCAGCTATCTGTGGTATATTAATATGTGTAGCGTTCATAATATAATCTCCCTTTATGCAGGAGTGATACACCAAAGTATATAAAAAACGAAAAAGAGCGAGAACGCGCTAAACAACTCTAACGCACGGTATGCAAACTTATATATCATAACATATCTCCATGATGTTGCGCCGCACAATAATACGTGCTCGTTTCACGCGCAATGCAAACATATCATGCAAAAACGATTCTGTCAATCAAACTTTTTTCTTGCACATGCAAATTGTTCGTGCTAAGATTCATTATGTCCCATGTTCATCGGAAGGAGATATATATGATAGCAGAAAGAATACAGGCGTTATCATTAGAGAAGCGCTTGGAGTTGAGAAAGAACGATATAACGAGCACAGATGTATCCTGTTTGTTCGGGCAGAATCCATATAAAACAATCTATCAATTATGGCTAGAGAAAGCTGGCTATAAACAGGACGATCGAGTTCCGTCGAATTATATGCAATGGGGAACAGCTCTAGAGGAAGCCATCGCTAAGGAGATAGCAAGAGAACGCGGCTGGACTATTGTCTCCGCGCTGTGGTATGATAGAGACAGCACATTAAGGATTGGATCTTCTTATGATTATTTTATTACGGGAAAAGAAGAAGCTATATTAGAGATCAAGAATGTATCAGAGATGTCATTTAAAAAAGGATGGACCGCGATAGGAGACAATGAGTATGAAGCGCCGACACATATCGAGCTACAAGTGCAACATCAATTAATGGTATCCGGACTTAAGAAAGCGTATATTGGCGTTCTCGTCGGAGGGAACAAGCATTATGTTATAGAGAGGAACGCAATTGAATCGGTGCATCAAGCGATCATACAGAAGGTAAAAGAATTTTGGGATAGCGTAGAGAGAAACATACAGCCAGATCCTAACTATGAAAGAGACAGCGCTCTTATATTAGATAACATAAAAACAGACCTCAAAAATGATACCCTATTCCCATCGAGAGAAGACAAGCTGTATCAAAACATTGTCAAATACAGAGAGAATAAAAATAAGATAGGCGTTCTAGAAGAAGAGTGCAATGCTCTGAAATGCAAGATATTATTGGAGTCAAACAGTTTTAAGAAAATTGATTGCGGAGATATAATAGTTACAATCTCTGATGTAAGCGGGAACGAAGGAACACTGATCACACCTGAAATGATCGGACAGCGTTATGGCGCTAGGAAACCACATCGTGGGATTCGGGTTGTTGAGAAGAAGACTTCTATCTAGAAAGGAATATCATATGTCTAATAATATTATAGAGTTTAAGCATATATTGGAAAAACAATCTAGCGAATTTAAAAAAGTTCTTCCAAGGCATATTGATGTCGACAGATTTATACGTATCGTTTTTAGCGCCGTTAGGAAAAATCCGAACCTTCTGTCATTCAGCAGAGAAAGCTTATTGAGCGCTTGTATGGATGCCGCAGAAGATGGATTAATCCCAGATGGGTTCGAAGCGGCATTGATTGTTAGAAAGGGGAAAGTATGTTATGAGCCTATGTATCAAGGTCTAATGAAATTAGCCTATCAGTCTGGCAATCTTAAATCCATTAAAGCGTCCGTTGTTTACGAGAATGACAAATTCTCCTACTGGCTAGACGATGAAGGTGAGCATATCTTATATGAACCTATACTGATTGGGGATAAGGGAGCTCCAATATTAACATTTTGTCAAGGTCTTTTGTTTGACGGAGGAATGTATATAGAAATAATGACAGAAGAAGAGATGCAGAATATAAGAAAAATGTCTGCGTCAGAGAGATCTCCTTGGTCTGGCGCTTTTGCTGATGAAATGAGGAAAAAAGCAACTGTCAAAAGAATGTGTAAGATGCTACCGCAAGTTTATAGAGATAGAGAATATATGGATGATTACGACAATGGAAATCCAATCACAGGATTAGAGGAAAGAAAAGATAACGGCATCGAGCGTCATGCAGGACCTGCAAAACTATTAAGACTAATAAAATCGTCAGAAGAAGTCCAAAGAGCTAACAACGAAGAAGAAGACAAAACTAATGTGGAGGTAGACAATGAAGAGTAATCAGAAATATATATTGCCATCTCAACATATCTCAAGAATGATATGTGACGGTCATATCACAACGAACAGCTCTATCAAAGAGCATCAAATACAACCAGCCTCTCTCGACCTAAGTTTGGGAGATAGGGTATGGGCGATTTCATCTAGTTTTTTGCCGGGTAAAAACGCTGACATCCTGAGTGAAGTCAGAGAATTCGCTCCATATGAGATCGCTCTCGCTCAAGGGGCAACGCTACATCCCAACCAGGTCTATCTGGCAGAGATTAACGAAAGCCTATCTTTGCCTAATTATATCAGTGCCACGTGCAATACAAAAAGCTCTATTGGGAGGCTAGATGTATTAACGCGCATAGTCACAGACTATGGGATGACATTTGACAAGATCCCAGAGGGGTATAAAGGAAAATTGTATGTCGAAATATCTGTTGGATCTTTCCCAATCGTTGTAAGGAAGGGATCGATACTCACGCAGATACGATTTGAGACAACACAGCAGCAAGAGAATTATGTAAACATTAGGCTGCCTCACGACATAATGTTCCCTATATATATTAGCCTGAAAAGTGATGCGCATCGTTCAGATAGGGCGATCGCGTATCAATCTAAAAAAACCAAACAATCGGTAGATGTCACGCCAAATACAAAACATGATATCGATCCATATTGGCATACGTATATAGATGTTGGGCATAAGTACTTCAAGATGGATCCAAACGAATTTTATCTGTTTAGATCTAGTAATAGTATTTCCATACCACCAGATTGGTGCGCTGAACTTATATCATCAGATCCATCTATCGGAGAATTTAGGGTACATTATGCTGGATTCTTTGATCCTGGATTTGGTTATTCAGAATCCAATGAATATGATGCAAAAGCTGTTTTGGAAGTACGATGCAGAGATCTCCCATTTTCTGTAAGAGACAACCAATTGATCGCTTATCTGCATTATATGCCTATGTTTTCTATACCAGACAAACAATATGGGCCTTTTTTATGCTCACATTACCAGTGGCAAGGGTTGCGGCTTTCTAAATATTTTGCGTGAAAGGAGATGGCTATGAAAATGGAAGACATCACAATGAAGAATGAAGAGAGATTAAAGATGGCGCTTGGACGTTTGGTATTCCACGAGATATACCATCATATTGATGCCGTATACGATCTGATCATGAGCAAGACGATGACCAAAAAAATGACGCCCAAACAGCTTGAGGAATTCTATAGCTATCTTCTTACAAGCGATTTCTTGTCGTGCTTCAGTGTCTCAGCTCGGCCAAGATTAGACAAATTAGCAAGATTCAAGGCGGCCTCAGCTCGCGCTCTTCTATCGGATCAAGATCCAGATATTAAAGAATCTGACAGACGCAAGCAAAGACCTGTTGATGCACCGTTGTTTCATCAGCCATTGCATTGATTTTTCGGAATCTTTTCATGTCTTTGTCCACGATTCTACTGTACGCCTCTTGTATGTCATGCATCTTTTCGCATAAAGTTCTGGCATACAGCGTATCATTACGACGGTCCATAAGACGCTTCTGGGCCTCATTAATAGGAATGTCTAAATAGATGGTGAGATCTGGGCGAATAGCGTTATACGGCATATTCTCAGCCAAGATCTCCATAATATGGTACTTATGTTTCTCTGTGGTTTCTGTTTGATACGCCTCGCCTGAATCGATATATCTATCACACACAACATAAGAACCTGACTCAAGCATGGGAACAATCAGATTTTCTAGATGGTCTCTTCTCGCCGCCGTGAACAAAAGAGACTGGACCTCAGCAGGCATATCAGGATTGTCCATTAAAAGAGTTCTAATCGACTCAGCGAGTTCAGTCCCCCCAGGCTCTCTGGTTAGATACGCAAACTTCCCGATTTCTCGCAATGCTTTGACTAAGAGGGCCGCCTGAGTAGATTTACCGGATCCATCGATCCCTTCGAATGTAATAAGCGGCATCATTATCTCCAGTCGTAATTCGCTGAGGAAGAATCTAAGGGCTCTGTATCAAACGGCATTCCGCCATATCTACCAATCAGATACTCAAAGATAAGGTCTCGTTTTGAGCGCTTCCTATCAAAACCCTTAAACTCTGCAAGACCCACCGCTGTAAACTGCCCATCCCCGCGGCCGTTTGGATCCAGCATATATATTTGATCCGGACTAAGCATATAATCGAAATATTTAGACATATAAGCTGTGTCGTTGGTAAACAAGAGAAGTTGCGGGTTGCCCTCTGCAATTAAAAAACGACGGAAGACTTCACGCATTTTAATAGGATGAACACAGAATTGTGTTGTATCTAATACATAAAATGTTTTTCCATCCTCTAATATGTTTCCGCTCAGCCTGATGCGATGGAGATCTTCATTCGTGTTCAATATGCGAATATGGTCTTTGGTTTTCTGGTGTTCATGCCATTGCCTGATAAGGTTTTCGCATGTTCCTCCAGCATACACAACGACAAATCTAAGAAGACGCAGTCTGCCAAATTCCTTATCTTTCACAACAAATGTCTGATTAGATTGCTGTATAGCTTTACGCTTGGGTTTCCCAGCTGGAACAAAACTAATCTCAGTGCTCTCTACATCTGGCTGTAGTAACATTTTGATTGTATAGCTTCTATCCATATGGATTATATCCCGCGCAGCTTTCGAACGAAATGAACGTACCTATCAAATTTGTCGGATGGATCTTTGAATATATCTTTTGGAAACATTCCATTAAATGAGCACAAATTATCTATTGACTCATCTGTATTTTCTATCGTCATCCCATAGAAGCTGATATTCTTAATGAGCGATACTTCATGAACACGATGCTCAAATATTTCGTCTGTTAACATACAACACCTCTAACAAGCGGCACAACATTGTGCTGGTGCATATATTATAGCATGCCAACTCATTGGGTCAAGTTATTTTTTTGTTGATTTACATCGATATTCCTGTCCGCCAAAAGCATCTCTGTCTTTCTGGCGCTTCCGCTGCTTGATCCGAAATAATAACCGACCACCTGCTCCGCTTTAGCGCTCACATATCCAACAACAGCACCTATAAGCGTTGGGTCTCCTTTAGCATATCCAGATAATACCAAACTGACTATGAAGAAAAAACCCATCAAAACCAGTATGCCAACCGACATTATGTATTTATGATGATTCACGCACCAATACTCTCCCATTCGCACTCAAGGTCACTCACGGACTCGATCCAACATTTTGTAATCCTATTAGACCAGCCATTCTTAAATGTATCCCATGTGCTGAGAGACATCAATAATTTAATCCGCTCAGACAACACACCAATCACTACGAGAGAGACATCTAGCTCACTCATCGCTGATAATGTCCTCGGACCAATCAAGCCATCCGCCTTGACGCCTAAGAATCTTTGAAGCGCTTTAACCGCTGTTCTCATCCCAGAATTGACACCAAAATCTAACAATTGCCACGCTACCGCTGGATGCATTTGGGCATACGGTATATGATCTAAATACTCATTAAAATATATACCAATAGCATGCTCGACGGTTAGATTTTTAATATCTAAATCTGGATAAGATCTCTTGGAAATCCCATATTTTGTTTCTCCTCCAGGATCTTTAGGGTTGTTCACATATCCACCCTCATTCTCTAACAAGCGTTGAATCAGGATCTCCGGCGTGATGATCATTTTAATCTATCCCTCTCAACCTTAATAATCTGCTCTTTAATAATGTCAAGCCTACTTCTCAAATCGGTAGAGCTTTCTTTTATGTTCTTGTCGGTTTCAGAAATCTTTTGATCTTGATCCCTGTCACGTTGAGATTGATATTTAATGTTCTCTTCTAAGATTACCAAACGCTTGTCAAAAGTTTGGAAAGCGGTAAAAGCAGAAACGACAAGGCCAACAATCATAATAATCTGACCCGTATCAATCTTGTTGCTAAATTGTATCATACGTTCGCTATCGCCATTGGACATGTTTAATACCTATGATTCAAATACGCAGCACTGTCATCGTGCGAAACTAAATCTCCTCCAGGATTAGAGGGAATAGCAGAAAAATATTCCCAAAACTCAAATGTATTTAACCCCTCAACAGCATGAACGATTGGCTGAAACGACAGATTATTTGTTGTCGATATTGCCGATCCTCCAGCGGAATATCTATAATTGCGCGATGAAGTGCCGACATTAAAAGATCCTCCGTTCCCGTTGAATTTCATATAAACAGACCCCCCAACATTATTTGTCCCAGTTACAAGCCTTATTGTAGATTGAACCGTCAGCTGCATGGAGTCCACCATTCCATGTATTACTTGGATATATGCATTGTTGTTCCCATTCCATTTTCGATCCAATGCAGGTAGACCAGAAGTTGTCGACCTTTCTCTGATCGCAGGCTCAAGATAACTCATAGAGCCTACTAATCTATTATCTAGATTCCACAAGAAGTTTTTAACTAAACTATCAGATATAGTTGATCCGGAGGGATCCGTTCTAATCGTCCCTATATATCTTTTAGTCTTATCATCAGCTTTGCACAAAACACCGTCTCTTCTCACTAACGCAACACGCGTGTTATCGCTTATCCACGCTACCTTCTGGAAAGCGACCGTTGGTCCCGTTAAATATATAAAGATGTCATAATTCGTGTTTCCGGCAGAAGGTCCGACGTCAAACTGAAGAATAGGAGATATATCTGGATGCCTATAATACTCCCAATATTGCCCATTCCAAAGAGATATAATGTTAGATATATATGGCTTAAAGTATACATAATTGGATGTTAATCCCAATGGGGGGGCAGGATTATTTGGATCTAATGTCATCCGAAAGCCTTGAATTGTATTGTCAGCGCCAATCAATGAAATTGCTATAGGAGATAATTTGTCGACAGAAATCGTTCCATTCAGGATCTTGTCATTTGTTACGGAAGCGTCGGCGAGCTTAGGTGTTGTAACGGATAGGTCTGCAATCTTAGGTGTTGTAACGGATAGGTCTGCGAGTTTGTTGGTTGTTATAGAGAAGTCCGGAACCCCACCGACCGGCACTGGTACACCTGTTGTCCACCGCATAAAGATGTTACTCACGCCAACTGGAGGCGCAACATCAAATGTTACCTGCTGATTGGCGAGCTCATAATTAACCTCAGCTCCTTTCGTAATCCCGCTGATTGAAATATCTAGATTAGCTAACGCAACCGGGTCTGACTGAAGAGTGAATGTCTTAGTGACCCCATCACCGGAGAAATACTGGAACTGAGGATTCCCAGCGCCAACAATGGTCGCAAAATCAGAGGCAGAATAATTCCTCAAGCCATCCGCCATCTCGTTCCAACCAATAGCTTTATTTGCTGAAGCATCTGGCAACACTGTATTGATAGATTGCGGGGCTCCCTCGTTTAATCGAACCGATCGATTAATCCTCTCGTTAATACGCTGGATCTGTAGAGTACTCTTATCTGACATGCCCTCAACATCATCTGATGGGAATGGCCCATTACTCGGAAGCGCTGTTTTTTGCAGAAGATCTGGATCCCTATAAATCACTATGAAAGACCCACTTGCCGGAGCAACCGCGAAAGTGACATTAGCTCCCGTATCCGATGGCGTTCCGACTGTATAATCTCCACCAGGCCCATATACTTTCTGGACGTTATTGACCCATACATCTATGTCCGTTTTATCTAAAAACTTAAATGGATATGGGAAAGCAGTGGTTGTTCCGTCTCCAGCATATTCAATTCGATTTTGTTCTGTCGTGACTGTCATATCTATTTCCCAAAATAATTAGACGGACGTAAGATATATGTCTGATTGTTCTCCTTCTTAACTCTACGCTCCATGCGAGCAAGAGAGCCAGGATTCAGAGATTCTTGTATGCGATATAGTATAAGATAATTTAGAGCCATCCGGGTATAAAATAAATTCAGGAATGGCGTATTGTTGAGCGCGTATTGAAAGGTTCTGGCCTTAGGATCCTCTCCGCTACGCCACGCTTGATACAAATCCACACCAGCAGCCGCCTGAGATATCACAGGACCCAGAATGGTTTCGCCAGTGCCTCCACCCACTCTATTCTTCTCGCCGAATAAAAAATCTCCATAGATTCCGGCTCCACCTCCCTGGACCATCGCCGCAAGGAAAACTTTATAAGACTGCTCAGGGTCCAAAATGTTTCTGGGAGTTTTGCCCTTAGATAAGTCTTTCAATATCATAGACATATATCCAAGCGCTGTACTCGCAACGATTAATGTGGCTAATCCCTGCATCTCGCCACGACCGTTCATCATAGCCTTCAAAGCGCTATCTCCCATATATCCACGTGAGAATAATTCTCTCCCAACAGCTTTCTGTAGATATGCGACAGAGAATGATTTGAATTGCCACATAAACCTTAAAAGCTCACCAGCGAATGTACCAGGTCTAGTGCCTTGGAAGGTGATGGCTCTTGTTTTTGCATCAGGATCTAAGACAGCGAATCCTACATTATCAACGTAATAATTCCTGAGCATATCCGCTAAATGCTCTCGGCCATCTTTTAGGGGAGCAACTCCATTCCTAGACTTCAAATAATTGGATATATCCGCACTATCTTTGTCAGATAATTTTAGGACATTCTCAGGAACAATATAGTCATTACCATCCATCATCTTTGTGTCTGTCTTTCTGATTTTATCCCATAAGAAGCTATCTATTCCATAAATCCCTAATGTTCTTTGAAGATCTTTCTCTAAGCCACCAAATGGCTTAGAACGTTTTACTCCCAAATTATTAGATAGTCCTAATGCCGCAGACGCACGCATCTTGTCCGTCCACCAATTAGACAAATTGAGTCTCATAAAATGACGGGTCAAATTAGCCATACTATACCATTTGTTCGAGGATGAATATTCAACCCCCAACCCATTAACGTCCATTGCGATGCTGTTTCTCAAGCCTTCCGAGATAACTCCCAATGACCCTAAAAGATCTCTCTTCTCTTTCTGTTTTAAGTTATTGCCAAAGCCAACCATTGCTTTAGAGAGGCCCCCCAGAAAACTATTCCCATGATGCCGCATGCTAGTAGCAAAAACAGCCATATCAGATAACTGAGACATCACCATACCGCCTAGCTTAGATAGAGTAGCTATTCCTCTTAATCCAGCCGATATCCTAGCTGCCATTTCCACACCTGGTATATTCATACTCCCATCCACAGCAGCCATATAATTTTCTAAGATATGAGAGCGCTCTGTTATCTTAATCACTTCTGCCCGTGCTCTATCAGTGCGCATTTCTTGCAGTCTCAGAATCTCACGCTTTTTCAATGTGTCCACAAAGGCCTCTGGCGTTGTACTCAAGACTCGCATAAGTCCAGTTTTGCGCGCTAAATTCTCCAAAGAAGAAAAATAAGCCTGCCGAACATTCGCCACGCCAAATCGTTCATTATATTCGAACCAGGCATCAGAGTTTTTGAAATGCAATTGTCTGCTTTGAGACAATCTTTTGCCGACATTGCTAACCCCAGGGAACGCTTCTCCAAGATCTTTAGCCGTCGCAACTGATTGTTTAAATTGAGAGGAATCAATCCCATGCTCTAACCCGACGCCCATAACATCCTCGATGCCAACTTTGTTTTTTATATGTACGCCAGTGCTCAGCCTCTCATATAAATTATATAGATATTCATCAATCTCCGCATCCGTTATATCTGTTTTTTGAAAGGTCTTCAAAATATCTAAACGTTCCTTAATATATTGAACCCATTCTTTCGATCCGGAACTGCGAATTTTGAGCATATCATGAGATTGTTTCACGATATAATTCTTGAGATTCCCAATCCACGCACCCTCACGATTAGCTTCAATCCGTGAGTAGTCACCCCATTTCTTTAAAATCTGAGCAGCCGCCAATACCTCTTTTTGGTGTTTGCTAGCCAATGTATGCGCATCTAAATCTCCAACATCAAACATCGCAGCGGCCAGTTCTCGATCAAATTTCCCAGAAGTCACGACATCTAACACATCTGATCTCAACAAATCGGTGACAACACCAGAAAAATAATGAGCGACTAACTGACGCTGCTCTTGATCGACACTGGCTCTTGCTCCTTGTACCATACGATTAGATCCAACGAGAAGCGTCTCTAATCCTTCCTGCACATTCAAATGATAGTTCTGATCAATAAAATTCGCAGATCGATATAGTTTAATGAAGCCTAGCATCGTATTACGCTTTTTAATGATCGCTTCAGCTTTTAATGTTTCTCCAATCTGTTCCGCTGCTTTCATAGCAGCTGCATTCTGGTCTATAATATTCTCAGACGCTGATAGAAACTTTTGACGCTCTTGCAGCTCTTTTATAAGAGCGCTAAGCTCTTCTTTTGATAGATCCTTTCCAAATGCTTTTCTGATCTCAGCGTCGCATTGTGTCATGTTAAGCCCCCATTAAACAATTCGCAGCCGCTTTCAGTGCATTCGCGATACGATTTGATCTGTCTATGCCATCATCTAATTGCGCAAATATTGCCTTCATCTCATCCGTTTGCGGATATTGTCCCACGGTTTCATCGTAGATTTTTTGCGTCTCTTCTAATAGGTTCTCCGCTTGACCCAATAACGTATCTGGTCCTTTCGATTGAGCGGACAAAAAATCATCTGCTGTTTTAAGAATACTCTCGTCGTACGCCAAATGCGCTTCAGGCTTTGTTTGCCTTTGTGCCATTGCAGATAAATCGTTAGGATTATTAAACATATCATCAACGTCAATTTTGTTCCCATTTGCAAATTGTGCCACTCCAACCTGCAAAGCTGCAGATCTCTGGTGAGGCGCTGCTGAATCCACTCTAAATTGCGCGCTTCTCTGAGAATAGCGTAATGGCAATGACTCTAAGTTGCGCAGAACCTCTGGCAAATTATCTGAAACAATATTTGTCCCGGGCCTCAATACCATATCATCAATCGCCTCAAAAATGTTTCTCACACTAGGCCGCGCATTAAGATCTGTGCGCTGGAACATCTCAAGCGTATTGGATACAAACCCCGATAAAGATCTATCGACTTCATCTGGAAGATCTAAGGATTTGTATATATTGGATATCTCAGATAAATCTTTCCCTTCAGAAATCGCTTGTGCGATTTTATATAAACCAGAATCTCTCCATTTAGACGCTTGCATCCGACTCAAGAGACTGTCTATATATTCTCTTTCGGCGCTTCTGATTGTTTGTATATCACCATGATAAAAATCTGGCTCTTCTGATGTCTTGGCCTCGCCTGATCTAATAATATTTGGATTATCGATCTCATCTCCATAGCGATCTAATACTCTTACTAGCACAGGAGAATCCATCTTCAAAATATCTTCAGGATCTAAGCCATAATCCTTGGCCATACGAACAAGTTCTTCTTTATATTTCGCGTAGCCATCAGGCCCTTCTAATTCTCTGAGCGCTTTAATCCGTTTATATCCATCATATACACCACCATCTGCTGTCATAGTTGGCGTATCCGATGTTAATAAACGATTGATGTCTAATCCCCCTTCCATCTTACTGTCTATAGATGGTTTGTGCCGCGGATCTAAAATATGAGAAGATTCAATGGCAGCCCAACGCCCCTCTTCCGAACGACCGGAAATAATGTCAGAAAACCTACCAACGCTATCATTCCCAATAGCTGCTGATCCAAATGCTGTCTCATAGTCTGGGCTAGGAGAAACATGATTAGGATTCCACCATTTCACGTCAGCTGTCTGCTCGGGAGAAGAGGCTGTATATCCCCTATATTTTCCAACCATGTCTTTCGCAAGTCCGCCGACAACATGGAGTCCGCCTCCCACTAAACCACCAAAAGCAATATTTTGAAGGCTGTCATATCCCGAATAGTCATCCCCAAAACTCTTATGCAATCCATATGTTATCGGCTCTAAGGCAGCTGTACCAACAGCATTCGCATATGTTCCGGCGACAAATCTCCCAGTGGCTCTAGCCACTAATCCGCTTCCAATAGCAGCGGTTGTCCGTGCTGCAATCGCGGCTTCACCAAATATAGGTATGGCGGCCAATCCGATATTAATAGGATCTAAAAATCCACCCGCAAGACTAGCAAGTGCTCCAGAACCCCAAGCCGCATTAGTCCCTTTCTGCTCAAGATAACGCAGCTTTTCATATGTCTGCTTACGCTCCACTAAAGCATCATAAGAAGATTTATAAATACCATCATCTGGCACAGGGATATTAAAACCATAAGACTTCGACAATTCATCGGCTTTTTGCTTGCTAAGCTTTTCTCCCTCTACAAACATAGAGGAAGTTTTGTAAGTATCATAAAACAAAGATAAGGGATTGTCTTCCTGCTGCTGTTTAAATCGCGTCGTCATATAATCCCATGTACCAAGATTAGGGATATCCTCAAAAAGATCGGACGGTTGCCTTCTAATTTGCCCTTGTGTAACGATCGGCATATTAATCTCCACCCATCAGTTCTAGATCTTTTGACGCGTCTTTCAATTGTTTTTTATAATTTTTCATCTTTCTATATGGACTATCTTCCATCTCTTCGAATGCGTCAATGGATTTCTTTAGCATATCAACACGATCTGGATTATATATAATTTGCGGAGGTTCTGGCACAACAGGCGTTAATTGATCCCATGTTAACTTAAACTCGCTCCCATCTTTGTTCATAGCGACACGACCATTGATATAAAGGCTTAGGCCATCCTCCATATTAGATGTAACCCAATATCCATTATTTCTAATGTTTTCGTAAAACGCTTTTTTGTCCGCGAATTCACCTGTCTTGCCAAACACACGACCAATATCAAGTGACGATAGATCTCCCTTCGCTAGATAGTCAGATGCCGTGCTAGAAATCTTAGAAACATCTCTATCAAGAGGAACGCGATATGGTATCGTCGTCTGGCGATCATTATAAACAAATTCATATTTAGATCCGATTATATCATTATATGCAGTATCGGCGGCTTCCGATTCTGACATCCCGCGTTTATGATAGATATATGCGAGACGCTCAATTTGATTTTGAAAGACGGAATATGTTTTCTCTCCACCAACGGAATACATCATAGATTTCATAAAATCAGATGAAGATAGGCTATTGACTTCAGTTCGTATAGACTCAACTGCCCCCTTCTCAAGCCCATCTGTCAGTTCCTCAGTCTTTAGATTCGCTGTCCTCGCAAGGATCTCCGCAACATCTGGCCTTAGCCCAGATCCAACTACAAGCGCAGCAGGCGGCAACTTAGGAGCTAGCTCCGCATAAACATTCGGCCAATAACTACCCCAAATGTCTGCTTGAGCAGCCATCATCTTCGCAGCAGTTTCTCCTCCATTTGGAGCAACACTATTCATTTGAGTTAGCATATATGCCTTAACATTCTCGGGTAAAATTTTAGGAGTAGTGATTCCTAATCTTAATTGTTCCTGCTCTGATATGGCTGCATAATTTTGGGCGGCTATACGAGCCTCTTGCGTAGAACTAATACCTGCTCCTACGGCACCAATCATTTGCTGATAAGAAGACCTAACTTGATCGGAATGCTCTAAAGCATATCCCGCAGAATCCTTCTTCATGTCCTGCAATAATTTCTCATTGGCGGACACCAACGTCTGGTAACGATCGTATTGTCCTATAAAATTATCACCGGGTACTGGCTGCCTTTGCTTAATTAGAGCATCTCTTTCTTGTATGGACATAGAGGCCATAGCCCTCATATCCCCATTCAATTGCACAAGTCCCTGTACATCTTGTTGGTATTTGGTAAGACCCTCGATAGGGCCATAATACGACATCATTTCATTCGCAGTTGGAACAGATTGCGCTGGAATCTCAGCGCCCTGCTTTGCCATTAATTCAAAATTGTTGAACTTACGCTTAATCATAGCGTTCTGTTCAGCTTTCTGTTGTTCTATTTGCCTATCCGCATAATTTAATAATTTTATTCTATCTCCGAACGACAAAGCATCTATAACCGGACGGTTGGTTTGAATAACATGCTGTACCTCTATCGCCTGAGGGTCTAAGAAGCCAGTGCCAGAACCTCCGAGTTGTGTCGCAAGTTGTGTAGCCTCTTGCAATCGATCGTTCCACTCAGATTGATATTTTCCATATTTTTGAGGATTAGAAGAAACAAGAGAGGCATACTTCTCTGCTCTCATTTCAGCCATCTTATTAATATCACCATTAGATTCTTTTAAGAGTTTTTTTGCATACGGAACACCCTGATTCACAGCAGCGTCCATAGCCATCAACGCTACACCTGGCGGAAGATGACTCGCTCCGATCGCATCCCAATATCTATCTTTATAGATCTCTTTTGCCCCCTGCTTGGTTATATTTTTAACATCAACATCAGGATTAGCAACAGAGTTAATACCATAATTAGATATGCCACCTCCATCGTTCGGGTTCAATCCTCCTTCACGTTTAAAGATAAATTCCATGGTCTGATCGAATTGCGTTTTACCAGTTAATGGAACAATTGACTCTCTCAGTAATTTTGCGGATGCTTCTGGTGCCTGCTGAACCAATCCCAATCCAGAAGCATAAGCTATATCTTTCTGAGCTTTCTCTAACAAACCAGTTTTCACTATAGGATCAACTGCTAAGGAATCTATATATTTCATAGTTTCAAGATAAGTCTGTCCAGATCCAGCAGGATTATCTTGAGCGATCTTCATTGATTTATCTAGCATTTGTCCTGCTTGATAAACGTTATATTCCTTCTTGGCTCTATCTGTAAAATTAAGAGATTGTGCGAAGAGCGACGCCTCTTGCTTTTTGAGAGACATCACGAGATTATCCATAGCTTTCGGATTTAGACCCTTGTCTTTTGCCTCCTGCAATGTTTGTTCACGATAAGCCCTGAATTCGTTCCCGACAGATTGCACGAAACCGTCGGCACCAGGCTGCGCGGCGTTCTGCATCTCTGTTAATTTTTTATCCCAATACATATTCCCATCGGCCATTTTATTTCCGGCCCATAATGTATCTTCATTGTATTTTTGGGTATCATAATATTCGGTTGCTTGCGCGACGCCCTGCGATAAAGCTGCTAAGCCAGAAGCAATACCAGATTGTATTGGAACAGAACGAACTTGACCAGGGAGCGCTGTACCTTCTGCTTGAACTTTCTGTTGTATGATATTTTGTTGAGGCATAACTACTCTCTCACTTTGAATTTAACTTCATGCATTTTTGGCCCTAAACCCTTTCCAGAAGAAGACCAGGAAGAGGATTGATAGTTATTCGCATAATTCGATTTAGGCGTAGAGCCGGAGCTGTCTCCCCAAGCGGATGACATTCCGCCATCAGCGTCCGAACCTCCTGCCCCCCCCCCACCAAATAACGATTTAGCAGAATCAAACATAGATCCCGCACTTCCAATAATATTTCCGGCAGCGCCCATCCAGGCACCAATTTGAGCTTGCTTGGCGGCTGCTTGCGCTGTCGCAGCTTCGTAATCTTTTAATAGCGCTTGCTGTTTATACGCATTCATTGTCGTTATGGCGCTATGCCTAATATTAAGAGCGTCTAACTCTTGATTGCGCGCCGAATCATACACAAGATCCGCACCTGTTCCGCTCGATAAATCTAGACCATTCTCTAGAATACCAGTGGTTAGGTTCCCCATTTCACTACGAGCTTGACGCCTCTGCATTAATTCTTGAGCGCTGCCCTTGCGAAAGGAATCAACAGCGTTCTGACGAGCAATAGCAGCCTCGGTGCGTGCCGCAGCAGCCGCAGCTTTTTGTGCAGAGCCCGCATTCGCCGCGCCAAAGATAGAACTTCCAATGCCTAATGCGCCACTAACGAAGGAACCTACACCGCCCATTCACGCCTCCGCTTAAATAAATGCTCTATCGCGTAAGAGTCAGATTCTGTATCCACAAATCCAAACATCTTAGCCATCCTTATCGCAGCATTATGCCTCATATTGATATATGTGATTAACTCGTCATAATAATTATCCATTATACATTCGCGAGCAAATCTCACAAAATGTACCATCTTATGCTTAAGATTTTTGGATAAAAAGCACCATACAAAACCTACCTTTTTTTCTGGAGTATCGGATGGAGCTGTATGTTGTCCCATAATAGCATAACATATATCTCCATCCATAATGCTTACACAAGGATATTCTGTGACCAGTGTGCACATTTTGTCCGTCTCCAATCTAAACAAATAGAAATCTTCCAACTGCTCGTCTTGCACATCTATTTTATCTAGATGATGGAACCTGAATTGATGTATCTTCATCTATCCGCCCGCAGAAATACCCAATGTCATAGCGATAGAAACAATTGTGCATGGCAATGGATCTGAGCTTTGGAAACAAAGCCATGGCTCAGAATTAAAATCACCCTTCCAATTGATCTTAATATCACCAGTGAACGGCTCTACCGCCCTATCCATATTGTGATATACATTTCTAAAAGACACTAACTCTTCCATTTTATCAAAACTATGCCCAGCATACAATCCAATTGTATCATTTAAACGAACAATAACTTGCGTCACTTTCGCTGTTTGACCCATTGACGATCCATCTGACATGGCCACATGTGCGCGCATCGTCTGCAGCCGCGCAATATATTCAAATCCGATATGGATTTTAGCAAATTTCGCTGGTCGATCAGGCAAGGACGGCAATGTTATTTTCCCATCAACGACACGTAGCTTTTCTTTGGTCGTTCCATTCGCAAATATATTCTGACCATCTGCTAAAACAGACACATAGCTGCCTTCTAAATGATCCAACCCAGAGATCTGAGTAACAGTCATCCGCCACTCAGTTGATGCGATCGTTCCGGCATATGGGAAGGGATAATTGATCGTACATAAAACATGCGTGCTGTCTACATATGACGTTATCTCAGCCTTAGCAATATAATATAATTTTGTAGACCTATCGTATTCTGATAGCTTATAGTATGAAAAATGAATCTCTCTACCAATATCTGTCGACGCGAAACTCGGGCCTGACGCAACTATTTGAACATTCGTAGAATATTGCTGAGTTGCTTGCGTCGGAAGAGAAATCGAATATTGTGGCCTATATATATAAGTCAAACCACTGTCAACATAAAAAGCATCAATTATGTCTTCAGAATATTTCCTTCTAGGAGACATATATTCAATATATCGCCTTGTAGATCCATTAATTGTACGCCGCACGACCATCCATAATTCATCACTCTCTATATTCGGAGCAGAAATAGATGCCACAGACTCTACGAATCCATCACCTCCTATGTAATGCGCATGCCAACCGCCATAAGGCGGCGAATCATATTGCTCTTTTGAATAAGTGAGACCAACCAAACGACCATCTTTCATGGCGCACCAAATCACACGATCGGGTTCTTTTTGATATGCAATCTGCAGCATCCCAGACTGGCAGATACGATCGGAAAACATATTCTGGTCAGCAGATTCTGGGAAACTACCCGGCATATAAGAGAAGTCTCTCAGAGAAATTCCACACCGACTAACAAACAATAAAGATCTATCCGCTGACTCAGGATGCACATTCTTAGAACCATAAGAGCCAATCATCTTAATCGCTACATTCTCTGGTCCAAATGGCTGATTGTTACTCAACGCCTCTATAGAATATTCCCCATCGCTTGTCCCGATTAATATAGCTGAATGATGGCTACTCAACCAATTAATCTCTGTAGAACGATCGGATGGAAGGGTAAGAGATATCGCCATGTCTTGCGTCACTTGCCCAGACTCATTGCGCGCGGCGAAATTCATAAAGTCCCCCGCATAATCTCCAGCGACAGATATCCAAATCCCTAATCCACCAGCAGCGACTAACCTCTCTTTGTCTAAACATAACTTGCTTGGCCAACCCTCCTTATTGGACCACGCCGCATGAGCCCATCTAGTTGTGCCTCCAGACAAAATAGTGTTATCGGGCAACCGAGAAATCACTGTCGCATTAACTTGCGTAGGGCTCGTGTATCCTATGATCTTGACTATCCCATAGCGAGAATTAATATATTCCCAAGATACGCCGGGATCACCATCTCTCTCCGTTCCTTCAAAATGAGTGGGCTGCCTAGTTCCAGTTTTTCCGCCTACAATACAAACATAGTTTTTTCCGTCATTCTGGATTTTATCACCGACAACGATGGTTTTATCAATTTCCCAACGATGCGGAGGATTATTTTTAGATTCTCCAATGTAAAATAAAGACCCAACATGCGACGCTTCAAAGATACTAGAAGATGCTGTGATGGTGATGTTGCCAGTTACGTCTGTTGGTGTTACGTAAGCGTCTGTTGTGTTGATTGTCTTAAAAGGGCCATTTTTGGTTTCCACATACGAGAATGTCCAATTGGTTGGCGCTAATCTTTTTAATTTGCCAAT